TTTGTAAAATATAAATTATGGTTCAAGCAAGTATTTCAACCCCAATTTGTAGAATATGCGAAGAGAGACAATTGGGTTGTTGATATTTATAAATGGTTGCGTAAATTTCCAATATCTTACCGCAAAGCTATTCTCACCTCAATAGATCCAAGTCATGTAACATATGTTGGTGAGATGGATTATCGCTATCAGGCTTTCCCTAAAATTGAAATGCAGTTCACAACTGTCCCTCATGAAGAAAAAGATACACCTATTAATGATGTAAAGGAGAGACAGATTTGTGGGCCTTCTGAAGAAAAGAAAGCTATGGCGAATCCTTTTATAGCTGTCCTGGAAGAGATTGCACATAGATATATGCCACATTATTGTGGTAAAGTAAATTGGATACAATTGTGTGCTTCTCTTGATAAGATAGAGGAAGAAATGCCTGAATTGCTATGGGGTGCATCAGATGGTAGTGGGTTTGATACGACTCAGTATCCAGAAATGAATAAGCTACTTAATGGATTGATGAAAGAAGTGGCTATGCTGGATAATATTGATTGGAATGAACCATTGAGTCGTGAAAGATTTTTTGAAGTAATTGATAACTCACTATATCTTGATGTTTCCGTAGCTCGTGGTGACCTTAAGTATAAGGCAGTAGGACGTGCTTCAGGAGATGGCTGGACAACATTTGGTAATACTATGCTAATGATTTCATATTGGCAATTTTGTTTTTATTTAGCAGGTATAACCGAATATGCTTTAAAAGTTAAAGGAGATGATGTTTTGTTTGCCCTCCGCCCAAGAGATAAGGACAAGTTCTTGCAATATGTTGATATCGTATTTACTAGGAGAAAAGATAAACATATACATGGACTTGGCCAAATCTGTAAGAAAATTCATTTTGGTAGTATAGAAGATATGGATTTCTTATCAAATGAATTTTTCCGGACTCGAGAAGGTAAATTGAGGATGACAAGGATACCAGCTCGAGTTATACAGACATGTTGTTGGTCCACAAAAATACCTAAAGGAAAACATGCAGATGAAGTTAGGTATGAAATGTGTTACTCCAAAGGAAAATGTTTGGAAGCATGGGCTAGTCGTTTGCCCATCTTTGGAGTTTTAGCCAACAAGATGATCTCTTTGGGAAAACCAGGGAAGCACACTGAATATGACAAATATGCTGATGATGCTAGGGTATGGCATACAGAACGTGATGATTATGATGCATACTTAGCATACTTGCTCTACAAATACAATATGACAAAGGATGAGGTTGTGTATATTGAAG